TCAGTTTTCATGACTTGAATTAATTCACCCCCAGTTAAAGTGCGGATTTTTTTGTCCGCCACTTTCCACGGGCCGTTTGTGTGTTTAGTTTTCATATTATTGGCTATTGCCATTTGTTATTACGTATGAAATTTTAGTTTCTTACAGTTACGTATAAAAATAAATTGTGTCCGGTGTAACAATCAGCATACGGCGCGATTTTTTTTAGTACACGATGCTCCGCTTCATTCAGCATTTGCAGCCACGGACATTCGCCAATTGACGGAATAAACTCATCAAATACGTCGTGTTGTTGTGCGTAATAAATCGCCAACTTGGTTTTGGTCGATAGTTTTTCAAACCAATCGCCAAGCGCCTCGACGCATCGATCCCGATCCTCAAGCGTGTCCGGATTGGTTCCCCAATCCATCGAATCAATTTCGTATGTGATTTTCATATTTATTGCCGTTGTTTATTACGATTGATTTTGCAGATTCTTACCAACCAAGCGCACGCTTCCAATTGTTGGCCGCTTGGCTTCCCTTGCACAAAAGCATTGCCATCGATGTCAGTTCATCGAATAGCTGCTCACCGGTTAATCCGCCGATCATGCGCTTGTCATTCGCCATCGGGCCGTGCGTGTTTTTGTCGTCAAATTTGGCCAGCGTTTCGCAATCCCATTTCACGGTGAATAATCCGTGCAAATTGCCCACGGATTGATTCCACCGAACGAGCCGGTGCAAAAGCGATCCAAGCGGCCGCTTGTGAAACGTCGGCGCTTTGGCCAGCAATCCGCCCGTGCGGTTATTTAAAGCGCCTTCCAGCGCCGTGCGTGCTATCGCTTCGCATGGGAAGTGTACGCCGTCGCTCGACTCCCGTGCCGCCTTAACGCGTGCGACCATGCCGTCAACGCGTTCCTGTTTTTTAGTTTTAGTTTTCATATTTTTGGCTTCGTGCCGTTTTTTATTACGCTTCATGTTTTCGGTTCTTACAATGTAATGTACTTTTAGTGAATCCCAATTGCGATAGTCACTGCCTGGAATTTGTTTAACCCGCACGCATGGCCGGATTGTGTACACTCGCCGCATTTGCCGGGGCAAACGAAAACGCGATCATGGCCAAGCGCTTTTGCGCTATCGCGCACGCTGGCCGCGTATTCGCGCCGATTGTCGCCGGTCGCTTTAATGCTAGGCACGGCGATGAATTGCCCACGGTACACCGGCAACGATTCAAGCTGTTTTGCCACGTCGTTACCGTAACGGCTGCCGCTGGACAAATTCAGCCGGTAATTTGACGGAAAAGCCGCGTCGCCAAATGCACGTTGATATTGCAAAAATATTGGCCAGCTTTTGCTGTATCCATACGCCGACAAATCCGGCCGTGCGCGTAATTGATCGAACCAAAAGCAAAGCGTTTTGACGCTGTCAATATCGCCGTCAACGTACAATCGCACAGTGACGCCGTGCGGGAGCGCTTGGAACGCTTCGCGCAGCGCTGGCGCTTGGCGCAGGATTAAAAGCGTATTTTGACACTGGCGAAAAAACGCGGCCGGATATCGCCACGCTTTCAATGAATAACAAAATTTGCCGCATGCGCCAGCGCCCGGGCAAGTGACAAGCGGGAGCGCTGAAAACGCGTAAAACGGAAGTTTGCTGTTGCCGCGTGCAAAAATAGTAAACGGCGCTTGGCCGTTGTTTTCAAGCCAATTGGCAAAGCGTTTGGCCCAATGCGCCCACGTTCCGCGCTTGTCGGCATCACCGGCCGCTTGAATTGCGCGGACTGCCGGAATTAAATCCGGCGAATCCACGGCGACTAGTCGCGCCAGTTTAATCAGTTGCTGGCGTTTCATGCTTCAGCGCCTCCTGTTATGGTTATCCGGCCAGCTTGAAAAATGACGTTGACGCGGTCATGGCCAGCGAATATGGCGGCAACAGCTTGGCCGCTTATGTCGATAATTGGGCGCGTATCAGTGCCAGCGACGCCGAACCGGCCAACTTCGCCAGCCGTTAGCGTGATTTTGTTGGCCTGAACTAGTTTCTCGTACCGCACGCCGCGAGTGAATCCGGCCGCTGTCAGGCGCTTGCCTTCGATCCACACACGGCGTCCGCCGCGATGGTGGCCAAGTTTGTAATTATATTTTTTCATTGTGCTAGGAGTACCAAGCCAAGCGCGAACAACGAAACAACGAAAAACGCGTCGGCTATTGTTTGTTTGATTTTCATTTGATTGGGCCGATTGTGTCGGCGCTGGTGTTTACGGCTGGCGTTGCGCCGTTCTTACAAAGTAGCTAGTCGGGCCGCATACTTTCGGGGAAAGTAGCTCACATGGCGAAAACAGGACGGCCGACCAAACGAACGGAGGAAATAGAAGCGAAAATATTTCGGGCGCTTGGCAATGGCCTTTCGCGCGAAAGCGCCAGTAAATACGCTGGTATTGGGCGGGAGACGCTTTCGAGATGGGAAAAACGCGATGCTACTTTTGGGGCCAAGTTGGCTGAAATTGAAGCGGGATGGGAATTGGCAATGGTTGAAGCGGCGACGGAAGGAATTGCCAAACAGCCCAAGTTGGCCGTCGATTTATTGGAACGCCGTCGGCCAAGTTGGAATCGCGAAGCCCAAGCGGCACAAGTTGCTAGTAATCAACGGAATACGATAGCGCCGCAGCTTGTGATTGCATTGTGCAACGTGCCGGAAAAACACGCTGAGTTCACGAACAAGTCACAAGTCATTGATATTCAGTAGCCAAGGGATTCCGGCATGGAGTATCGAACAACATTGCAACACTATTGCAACACAACAGCAGCTTGATTGACCAATGTTTACGCCTGGAATTACATGGTAATTCCAACCGCCCTACCCCACACGACACGGGGTGCGGCACGCCCCCACGGGGTGGGTATCATCAATATATATCCCCCAAAAATCACAGCCCCCAAATTTCACCAATGTCAATAACCCCAATGTCAAAAAATCCGACAGCCAATGTCAAATATTCCGACACCCAATGTCGGATAATCCGACACTAATATCTTACCTTATACTTTAACCCCCATATAACCATTTACTTACTATGGCGAATGAAACAAAAAAAAGCGGGATACGGGTCAGCAAGCGGACAGTGGACGAAATCAAAGCTGACGGTGCTGAAGTACAGTACACTAAAGTAGGCGCACGCAAGAAGCGCGTGGTGACCCGTGAAGGGGGTCAGGCGACGTTTGAAAGCGGCAAGAAGGTGGGAAGACCCCGAAAAGCCAAAACGCCGTCAGAAACGAAATTTGACCCCCTAAAAGCGGATACGTCAAAACCAAGTCCGGAACTGATAGAATATGCCGCGCAATTACACAATTTTCCCGAAATGTTCCTTGGCATCAAACCGTACCAGTGGCAGTACGACGTATTGAAGGCGATCAACAACAAGGAGTGTAAAGTAGCGCTGAAAGCGGCGAATGGTTCCGGTAAGACGAGTATGGTGGCTGCGTGTGCGGTAATATGGCATTGCATGCGGTTTCCGGAAAGTACGTGTGTCACGACGGCTGGGGTGTTCCGTCAGGTGAAGGATCAGTTGTTTCCGTATATCCGAAAGTACGTGAGCGGGTTGAATGGTGGCGAGGGGTGGACGGTAAACGCGACGGATGTCCGGTTTCAGAACGGGAGTAAGGCGATTGGGTTTAGTACCAGTGACGGTGGACGTTTCGAGGGGTGGCATAGGACGGGGTCAACGTCGAATTTGTTGATGATCGTGGATGAGGCGAAAACGGTTCCGGATACCATCGCTGAAGCAATATCCCGCTGTCAGCCGAGTCGGCTGGTGTTGATGTCATCGCCGGGAGCCACGGAAGGCTTTTTTTACCGTGCATTTACTAAAGAAGCGCACATATGGGATTCGTTCACGGTTACTTCATACGATTGTCCACACATACCGGAAAGCTGGATAAACGAACAGTTTGAGCGATATGGCAAGGATCATCCACTGGTGCGGTCGATGGTGTTTGGCGAGTTCATGGACATTGGCGAGGAGTCGGTGGTGGTTCCGTACAACTCGTTGCAGTTTTGTTTGACGAATCCACCGACACATATCGGACAGGAAAAAACAGCGTTTTGTGACTTTGCGGCGGGTGGAGACGAGAACGTGTTGGCAATCCGAGTCGGTAACAAAATTGACAAGCTGCTTTGCTGGACGGAGCGGGACACGATGTCGGCAGTTGGGCGGTTCATCATGGAGTTTCAGCGTAATGGACTGAAGCCGGAGGAAATTTATGCGGATGCTGGTGGGTTGGGTATTCCGATGTGCGATGCGTTGTCGGAAGCAGGATGGGACGTGCATCGAGTAAACAACGGTGAACGTGCATATGACGACAGGCACTTCGCCAATCGAGGTGCTGAAATATGGTTTAAGGCGGCACGGGCCATCGAGTTGTGCG